ACCGCTGGCACTGGTCCGCCGTTTGTGCGGATCGGTCGCCGCGTGCTCTACCCATTGGCCGGGGTTGAGCAATACGAACAGGCCAACTACTTCACCCAAGAGGACCAATGAGCTTCAAGCTGAACCTGAGCATCTTCAAGAGCACCAAACCCGAGAGCAAGATTGATTTTTCGGGCATGGTCAACATCAAGGTGGAAGAGCTTGACGCGCTCTGCCGCTATGTCTACAGCCAGACGCCGGACCAATACGGCAGCGTCCAGGTGCCGATCAGCGGCTGGAAGAAGACCAGCAGCAAGGGTCTGAACTACATCAGCGCAGTGGGGCAGCCACCGCGCGATTGGGTGGATCCTGGCGATGCAGCGCAGAAGCTGGCAGCAGCCACCGATGGAGTGGTGCTGAACATTGAGCCTACGGACGATATGTTCTGAGGCATTCGAGCCGGGCGATCTCGTTGACGGCCTGCTGCAGCAGCTGTTGCTGATAGCAGGCCTGTTTGTAGAGCTGAGCTGCCATCTTGCCCGCGTCTTTGCTGTCAAGCAGGGCGCGAGCTTTTTTTTCGATGTCAAACTGCTGCTCGGGCGTCATTTCGACGATCATCCAGTCCCCGAAGTCCATGGCGTGCTATTGGTGGGGTACATCGTCACGTTACCGGCATGGATTGCCCCAGGTGCAATAGCGGCAACATCAGGGCAGCAGCGACCAATGGAACCAATGCTGCGCATGTGATCCGCAAGCGTGCTTGCTCGGACTGCGGCCATGCTTGGTTCACGGTTGAGCTGGCCGTTAGCCCTGCTGTTGTGGGATGGGGAAGGATCGGACCTGCGGGCCAGAGCAAGCCGGTGTTGAGGGTCCCGGTCGAGATTGCGGTCGGCAGCGAGGCCGTGTGAAGAACTGTCACTGACCCCCTGGCATGTGCCCTGCATACGGGGGACAATTACGCCACGGCCAGACGGCCACCACACCACTGCCATGAACAGCAAACTCGCCAACCTCCTCTGCTTCGTCATCGCCGCGGCCACGTTCAGCGCCATCGGTCTCGATGCCACTGCCCATCATGGGACCACCCACAGCGGCGCCCAGGAGTATGTGCGCCATGACTGAGCGCAGCTATTACTTCTGGATTCCCAGCGCGCACGTTCGCGAATGCGTCCGCGCCGAAGATTTCCAGCAAGCCAAGGCGATCGCGTTCGATGGCTGGCTGGAATGGTGGGATGAGATCAAATGGCTTAATCCCGACGAAACCAACCACCTGATCGTCAATGGCTGAAATCAGAGGCGCACTTCTTCAATGGCAGGATGACCTGCCCGAAAGTCAGCACGGCGAAGGCATCAGCCGCCCACGCTCTGGCAGCCGGACTCGTGAATTTCGGCTGATCGTCTACCCCAAGGGCGCCAAACCGCTCACCTGGATCACGCGCGCTGAAACCAAGCGCGACGCTATTAAGTACGCCCAGAACCGCTGGCCATCCTGCACCGTAGAGCTGGCATGACCGACCCATCACGCCAGAGGCTCTATAGCCTGCTCGAAGGCAGCAACACGTTCAGAGCTGGCCAACAGTCCGAGCGTGAACGGCTGCGCCTGATGATCGACGTTCGCGTTGATCAGCTACGCGGCACCTGCGGGATCCGCAACCGTGAACAGCTTTGCGCTGAGCTGCACCTATTACGCCAACAGCTTGAACAATGAAACCTCACCAGCTGGACCAGCAACGCGCCGACATGATGGAGAGCCTCTATCAGCACAGCGGCCGCACCTGCGGCACCGTCACCGGCCTGTGGGAAGAGTTTTGCCGCGACCTGGGCGCTAACTTCCGCGACACTGACTATCCCGAGCTGTTTGCGAAGGTGGTCAAGGCCATGGACGAAACCCAGTCGGTGATGACTGAGAAGCAAGCACAGCAGGCGATCCAGGTCTGTCGCGCGCAGTTGCTAGGGGAGAAGTGGCGATGACCCACGGCAAGAACAGGGGGCGCAATCGCACCTTGAACCTGCGAGTCACTGATGAAGAAATCGCCGCGGCCAGGGAACTTGGCGGCGGCAACATCAGCCAAGGATTCCGCTGGGCTTTGCGCTATGCGACAGAGAAACGGATGCGGCCGATGACGTTGAGCACCATGCTGCGCGCTTGCGTGAACATTGCCACCGAGTTGGAGCAGGTGCCATGAGCGACAACGTGAACCATCCGGCGCATTACAGGCGCGGCAGTGTTGAGGCGATCGACGTGATCGAGGGCGCGATCGCTGATGCGCCGCACATGGTCCCGGCCTATCTGCAAGGTCAGGTGCTGAAGTATCTGCTGCGGATGTGGTGCAAAGGCAACGCGCTCGAAGACGCGCAGAAGGCCCGTTGGTATTTAGAGCGATTGATCGCCAAACTGGGCGCATGATGGACCTGCCTGGACTGAATCTGATCGAGCGGCTGGCGCTGTGGATCTTGGTCCGTAGTCCCCGGACCAGCCTGGTGGTGGTCAAGGAAACGCTCTGGCCCATGGTCTTCGTGGCCTGCGACAAAGCTGACCCGATGCTGGCCGAACCTGAACCGCTATCGATGAAGTTCGAGCGGATCTACCACCAGCCAAGTGCGGGCGAAGTGGAATGATCAGGCTCCATGGCGGTCGCTTGCTGTTGATCTCGGATCGCGCCGATCGCACATGGCACGCGCGGGTGATTCTTGGACCAAAGCCTGAGCATCAATTTGAGATTGATACCGAAGCAGTGCGGTTGCAGGATGCCTTGCTGCGCGGCGAATCAGTGTTTCAGGCAGCACTGGCGCGCATCCGGCCATGCAATGCGCCATTGATGTGCTGGGACTGTATGCAGTGGGATATGGGCCGGCAGCGGTGTGAGCTGGACATACCGGAATCGCGCAAGATGGGCGGACGCTATGCCGTGCAGTGCGAGATGTTTATCAAGGCGTTGGTGGCGGCAGACTGAAGAAGTCCGCCGTGATCGCTGTGGCCCAGCGTGAATGGAACACGCCTGTGCGTGAGCCATGGAATGGGTTGATCAAGCAAGCCTTGAATGCTGTCGACAGGCACAACGTCCTGTATTTCGATTCAAGGGATCCATGGCATTTGAGCCAGGCCCAGGTGCTGCGCGCCTACGTTGCGGACTTAAAGGTTTGGATCCATCAGCAGGAGGCCGAGGAGTGTCAGAGCCAGAAGTAATCGGCCGCTACGAACGCGATGGCGGTTATATCGAGACGCTGGATCGGCCAGGGTTCGAGATTTATTACCGGAGCTGCGCGCATGGCTACTGCCGCTATTCGAGCGACATGTGGCAGGCGGAGCTGTACCTCGACCATCTGCTGGCGAAATAGTTGCCCGGTGGCTGGTCCTCCCGAGGTGCCAGCCTCACCGCAGCCGGGCGGCTACGGACTACCCGTTCCTCTCGAAAAAGGAATGGACAGGAATCTTACTGCTCTCCGGTGATCCAGCGCGCGATTGCCCATTCGCCAAGTGCGGACCAGAATGGCTGAGCGCGATACCAGGAACTCCAATCGCGGTGTCCCTTGCTTGAATTGCAGGCCAGGCAGCAGGAGACGAGGTTCTCGCGCACGGTGAGACCGCCATGCACCTTGGGCACAACGTGGTCGAGCGTGGGGCTGCGACCTAGGGGGTCGTCGCAATAGGCGCAGCGGTAGTTCCAAGCGAGATGGATCTGATCACGAGCTGAGCGCCTGGTGACAAGGCGCGTCTCATCAATGTGGTGATCCACCAAGGTCTGCGGGTAGCGGGACAGCATTGACCTCGATGTCGATAATGTCGTCATCTGAGGGGATGAACTCGCTTAGGTGGCTGTAGATGTCAGCCGGTAGATCCTCAGGATCTGTGTCCGAGCGATAGATCAGCTTGGCGGAGATTTCCAGATAGAACGCCCGCATGGGCCTGCCGCCGCTTGGCTCACGGTAGCGGGTGCAACGGTTTGAGCTGGGCGTGCTGAATTTCTTCGGGATTGTGACGCATTGTGTCGTGTCCACTCATTGCCCATAGTGTGCCCCGTCTGCGGGGTATAGTTACTGTATCAACCGCACCGGATCGATGACCTACTCCACCGCCGCCCTCGCCGCAATCACCGCCGCCGGCATCACCAACCCCTCCGACAAGCTGATCGCCTCCGTCATCTTCACCACTGAGGTGATCCGCCGCGGCACCGGCTGCAGCCTCGAAACCGCAGCCGCCGAAGCCTTCGCAACCTGGGCCGACATGGCCTGATCGGCCGGCCTTGCCCACTGATCTTTCCACCCATGCGCCGCCTCTCTCTCCTCCTCGCGCTGGCCTTCGCCAGTCCAGCTGATGCCCGCACCGTGGTAGCCACTGTCTATCATCCATGGTTCGATGGTCGGCCGACCTACTGCGGGCAGACCTACCGCCACTGGGGCGGGATAAGCGCCGCTCACCCATGGCTGCCATGTGGCACCCGCGTGCGCGTTGCCCATCGTGGCCGTGTGCTCACTGTGCCCATTACCGATCGCTGCGATTGCAACAGCATCGACCTATCGGCCGCGGCTGCCCATCGCCTCGGTGTCCCCATCGATGGCATCGCTAGCGTCCAAATCAGCTACTAGCTCCCATGCAGTACATCTTGCGCATCGGCCCGTGGCACGTCGGGCCATTCCCCACTCACCAGGCGGCGCAGCATTTTGCTGAGAGCCACGGTTGCGACAGCTTCACCATGGTCTTCCTCGAAGACCCGGCTGAGGCGCCTGGCATGATCCACCGACTGCGCATGGCGCCGCTGAAGAACCCGGCGATCATGAACACATAAAAAAGCGCCGGTTGCTGATGCCGGCGCGCTCTCCTCTCCGATCAGAAGCTAACCCTTGCTGGCGTATCTGCCATGGATGTAATTGTGATGATCTGGGCCGGTTGGGAAGCGGCCGCGTTCTAATGCCTGTCGCACGTTTTCAGCATGATCGCCCCATTGCAGGTTTGCAAGCCTGTTATCGGTGGCATCATCGTTGAGATGCAAGACAAAAGGCTTTTGCCCTGGATTTGGAAGAAACGCCTCAGCGACTAGCCTGGCCACGTTAATCGTGTGCTCTCGGTTCTCCTTCCAAAGGGAAACCTGCTTGCGCTTGTAGTTGGCGCCCGTTGGGGTGTTTGTTTTCTGAAACAACAAACGCCCGCGCATTGTTCGCTGTTTGAGTTTGGGATGGTTTTTCAACGCAACGATCCGATCCAAGCTTCTAACGCGTCCCCAATCAGAAACCTCGTAAAGGCCCTCAAACCCGGGAACAGAAATCCAGCGCTCAACGCCGTAAGATTCAGTCATCACTGGTAGAGCAGTGGTCAAGGGCTGGGCGTTGACGCGCCGCAGCCCTGTCATTTTACAGGTGACCCTTGCTAGCAGTCACAGCCTCGTCTCGGTTGTAATGCCCTTTGATTGCGTAGCTCACGTCAGGGAGGCCAGCCATTTGAAAAAAAACGATTTGTCCAATTTTCATGCCAGGCCACAGGGCGACAGGATGCAGCCTGCGTGCGTTTTGCAGTTCTAACGTCAACACCGATCCGTGAAAGCCAGGGTCCGCAAAGCCGGCCAGCAGATGTTCGAGGCCTTCGCGTGCGCGGCTGGACTTCAGCACAAACTGCGCAGCCACGCTGTCGGGAATGTTGAAGATCTCTTGCGTCTGAGCAAGCACAAACTCTCCAGGTTGCAGCCAATAAGGATCATCAATGGTGTGACCGGCGATGCCTTGGATCTGCAGATCGCGTTGTTCAGGCACTTCAATCATCAACCGATCACCTAGCAACACGTCATAGCTAGCTGGATTGAGCTGATCCTCAGAGAATGGCACGACCATGGCGTGCTTTTGGCAGAACCAGCGGATCTGGTGGTCGGGCAGGACCATGCGTTGCATGAGAAGGCGGGCGCAGCCTACCTCTAATAATCCCAAACGACCCTAGGCCGTCCTTGCCTGACTCCGGTATGAATAAACCCCTTTGGGGCACCTTTGCCGGTGCTATACGGCCAGTTTTTAATGCACCAATCCTGCAGTTTGTAGATATCGACTCCCTCTATAAACCAGTCAACAGCTCCGACGCCTGGCGCGTTGTAGAGATGCTCCGATGCCGAAGCGCCGCCTACTGAACGATTAATGGCTGCATTGCGATAGCCACTCGTGATGATTACCGGCTTGCCGCCAAATGCAGTGCGCGCCCGTTCCAAGAACGCGGCCAACTCTGCTGCAGTGTCGAGTTGATACTGGTGATCAAATCGCCGTGCCTCTTGGCTCAGCGCAAATTCGCCCAGGGTGACGTGCGGCGTGATCCTGGCGCTGAATGGCGCATTGATGCTCAGCTTGGCCGTTTCCTGCTGGAATGCCGGCCGGAAGCTGCCCCAGAGTTTGCCCTCAGCCTCACGCCGGCGCAGCAGGCCAGCCTCGACGTTGGTGCCAGGGTTGCGATAGAGCTTCAGAGCAGCAGGCACCCCGGCCCAGTCCCGCTCGCGCAAGCACCGGCTGATGGTCTCAAATCCTTCGGCGCCATAGAACCCAGCGCCTAGGTTGTACGCAAACGACACCAGCGCCGATCGCTGGTTGTCATCCATCAGCTTCCAGTGCGGCACTGTTCTGGCCAGTGTTGCTGCGACACGATCAACCTCAAGGCGCAGCAGCATGTCGGCCTCGATCATGTTGATCTTGTCGCCGCGCTTGACTGGCACGCCGCCGCTGTAGCGGGTGGTGCCGTAGCCAATGGTCCAAGGATCGCCGCCTGACAATGGATCGGGGTAGGCGCTGAGATGCACGCCCTCGAACTCCTTGATCAGCTTGATCCCGGCGCTGAGATCCGATTGCTTGCCGTCTTGGCTCCAGGTTTCAAACCATGGCCGATCACGCCGCATGGCTGCGTCGTAGCCATTGGCAGCAAGGTCCTGCTCAAGCTGGCCGATCGCTGCTAACTGATGCGGCAGCGCCTTCCAATACTTAAACAGGCTTTCGAGCTTGATCGGCGCCGGGTTGCTCACGGGCGACGCTTAGGGAACAGGGTGCGAGCTGCGAGCAGCAGTGCCTGGACAATGCCGTTGGCGCGGACTCCGGGATACAGGCTCAGAGCTTCGCTGATTGCTGCGATCACGATTGCGATGACCGCGTAAGTGGTGGGATCCATGCTGCTTAGGTGGATACTTTCACTGTATGGCGGTCAGCGTTGCCTGCCAATGGTCATCTCGATTTGACGAACACGCGTCTCTAAATCCGACAGGCGCTCTTTGCTGTCGTTCTTCAGTTCTTGAATATCAGCCGCCACAGTGCCAACCGATTGATCAAGCTTGGCCACCTGCATAAAAAGACCAGCCAAACCAACCACCGCAGCAGTTAGCAAGGCTGGCACGATTTGATTGAAAGGGTTGCTCGGCTCAGGCGCCGCCGCGTGAAACTCCTCGTGGTGATCCATTGCGAGGCATCTGCGGCCTTTTTCGCAGTTTAGCTATCCCTTCCCTTGACCCCTTAGCCGCTTGCGATTGCGCGGGCGTGAGTGTTGACCCTGCCCGATGCTGGTCCGCTTCGGCTTGCCGGGTTTGTGCTCAACACGTCCTAGCGCGGTTTTGCTCTTTACCGCCATGGCTCACCAGGGCACCCCGTTGATGGTCTTGGGGCTGATGGCGTCATCAATGCGAGCCTGCAAAGCCGCTTCGATTTCGGCTTTCTTGTCAGTGCCGCCGAGCTTCTGGATTACCCAGCCGATGACCTCTTCCTGGCTGAGTTCGTCGTAAGGGATCAGCTCGCCTTCGGGGCGTTCCAGACCAACCGAACCGTAGGCGCCTGCGGTGTAAGGCTGACCTTCGGGGTTGAGAACACTGGAAACACCGTTGACGGAATAGTGTGCCGTGAAAACGTACCCATCAGACAGTTCACGCTCAAGCGTGTTGATTGTCCAAGTGAAGGTGGTAGTGGGCTTGGCGGTGGGCATGGTAGTAGCCAGGTCTGATTGACTCTAAGGGTGGTGCAACCTGTTGGGAATGGCCGGTTGCCGCCTAGTGAAGGTGACTACTGGGCTTCAAAGGACTTCCTGAATTCCTCCCAGTTTTCGTCGAGCATCCGTTCGGTCCAAGCCGCTACACCGTGATCATATAAACCATCAATGCCAGCTAATTCAATCTCTTGCCGAATAATAAATTGCAGCATTTTAATTTGTTCTTCAGTCATGGAAGTGGTAATGGTTACGAGGCTTGGGGAACTTGCATTTCTTGTCCCAGATCGCTGAGTTCTTCCAAGCAACGTTGCCGGTATCCCCACTCAGCAGCTTTGATGATTATTTCGAGATGATCGCCACGGGCTGCCTTGCACCATTTCTGGATCAGCTCAGGCGGGGGGATCTTCTTGTAGTCTTTCTTGGTCATGGTTTCTAGGGAACTGTGGCCAGGGGCAGGAGGTGCAAACTCGCTGCCCCACCACTATACGCTTGCTAGGCGTAGATGGGAGTAGGACTACGCGCCCTCAAGGGCTGCGACTTTGGCTTCCAACACCTCGATGCGCTCCATTGCTTCCTGCAGTGCTTTCACGGCTTTCATGTAAAGGATGGAATAGTGGACACCTTTGGTGACATCTCCAGTCCCATTGCCGTCTGTATCGCGGTCTTGCGTTTCATAGACAAGACCAGGCGAGACCTGTTCAAGTTCTTGGGCGATAACACCAATCTGCCTATGGGTTTGCCCCTCCTTGAAATTAAAATTGCGGACTCGGACAGCTTTTAGATCATCCCATTGAGAATTAGCGTCGACAACATTTTCTTTCAGCTTTAAGTCAGAAATCTGACCATAGCTATTGTTGACGTTTTGAATGTTGCCGTTGCTGAAAATGTAAATGGCATTGCTGCCTGTATCCAGCCCTGTCGCATTATAGTTTCCAATAAGCAGGTACCGAGTCGTTCCCGCAGTTGCGCCACTATAAAGATACAAAGCGTCGGCAGTGCTAGCGCAAAAAGTTGACAGGTTTCCCGTGTTGTTGATTCTCATCCGGATGGTCGGAGAAGACGCCCCGTCGGCGGTAGTGGAGAACACTAGGCGCCCAGGTTTATCACCCGATCCACTGGTGTTGTCAGAAAAACACTGTATGGAAGCTGCGGATTCCCAGGCTGATCCGGCATAACTTCTAAAGACAACTTGACCTAGGTTCCTGTCTGCGCTTGTGTCACCATCACTTCTGCCGATATATAAACCGCCTGGGCCGCCAGAAATAGCGGCGATCTTAGCGTTTGTATCACCGCCAGTAGGGTCAGTAGACGTGCCAACTAACAGTCGTCCTGATGTATCGATACGCGCTTTTTCTGTAATGCTTGAACTTGTACCATTTAAGAAAGAAATAGGCGCAGTTGTAGAACCATCAGCGCCCATGCCAATAATTCGAGTACCTCCGCTACTAAAGTCAAGCGCGGAAGACGACGCGCGAACACCTTGAAGTTCGCCGGAAACTAAGACGGGACCCCCGCTTACATGCAGTTTTTCAAGAGGCGAAGTAGTGCCAATCCCTACCAGCCCTCCCGAAGTGATGCGAACTCGCTCGGTGCCGTTAGTTTGAAAATAAATTGGGAAATTGCCTTCAGAACCTATGTAGGCTTCTTCTCCTCCGCCACCTT